AGAAAAATTTATCTGCTAAATCTAGATGGGGGTGCTGATACTGCAACTGGAGCTGGAGCGTCTTCTTCTACTTCAGGCTCTTCTGCTACTGGATCTTCTGGTTCAGAAATAATTTCTGGCGCTGGTTCTACGTCTTTAACTACAGGAGCTTCTTCAACAGCTTTATTTTCCATAGTTAATTTTTTAGCTGGATAGATAGGCTCAGTGATAGGTCTGCCCTCCCACTTAGCAATCATTTCTTCTGCGTTAGCACCCATAATATCATTAACTCTAAGCGCACGTTTAACTTCACTTAAAGTTTCCATATCTTTAATATGATTAAAGATGTTCTCTTTTTGTTCATCATTCATTTAATTCCATCCTTTTTTAGGAAGTCAATAAGACTACTCAGAGATTCTTTAGTAGCTCCTAAAAAGCCTGATACATCTATTTCAATAATATCTTCTAAGTCTCTAAGAAGTTCTTTCTTACTTTTACCTGTTTTTCTTACATAGCTAGGCTTACCAGGGATGTAAACTTTTTCTTTAACAAGTTTGCTTCGAACACTCTTTACAGGTTTGTTAAGTTCTTTTGCTATGTGTTCTATGTTAGCTGTGCCATAAGTCTCATAGAGACTTAATAGCTGCTTTGTTTCTTCTTCAGTATATGTAGACTTGGATTTCATAGCCTAACCCTATGCTAAATTAAGTAATAGATTTAATCGTTTAAATCTCTTTGTCTGCGTACATAATGTTTACTTCTAGTACCGTCTTCAAACTCTAGATAACCTTGTGCATTTTCATAGGCATCTAGAATATTATTACCATCATAATGATTTTCAAAAGTTAAGTCAAGTGATGATTCTCTGGATCTACGATTTAGTCTAAAGTCGGAAGAAGAAGCCCCTAAACTCTTTGAGAATTCATCGGCTTCTGCTCTGTCTTTAAATTCTACGTTTTCAAAGTGTACTATCAGTTTTGGCATTGTCATTATCTGCTACTATAGTTTCATACATTTTAGAAATAGTTGTTAATATTTCATAGGAGCAGTCTAACATTTCTTGCCCTGGATGAGGATTATTATGTGCTCTAAAAATTAAGGCTGAGCTTAAAAAACTAAGTGCTTCTAAATCTTTAAGCATTCCTGGATTTTCATTAACATCATATCCCATATCTTCTAAAAGCATCATGGTCTCAAAAAACACTTCTTTTGAAACTATTTTTGCGTTCATAAGATCATCGTCAGGGTCTACAAGTGATTCTGTGTTTTTAATTTTATTTACTCGTTCAAGAAAGTTAATTACTTCCGCCATAAAATTCTCCTTTAAGGATAGAAAGCTTATTTTCCCAATAGTTAATAATAGGAATACCATACTTTCTGGCTTTTTCTACTTTAGAAGTTTCTTCACCTGAAGAAATTAAGTAGTCAGTAGTCTTAGTAACTGAATCTTTTACAATAACACCATGCTCTGCTAAGTGATCTGCAAAGTCTTGCTTTGTCATATCAATTTTACCAGAAACTACTACGACTATACGTTCATCTTCTGAAGTAGCACTATTAATAACTGAACTAGTAGAAAGATCATAAGGAAGTTTACGTACCCAATCTTCATTAACGTCTAGCCATGCTAGAATACTTTCTACAGTTTTAGGGCCAATACCTCGAATAGGTTCATACTGAATCTCGCGAAGACGGTCAAAACTAGGAATATGGTTTACGATAGTACGGGCTGTAGATTTACCAACTCCCGGAATACCAAGAGAGCCTAGAACTAGATCATAAGGCTTTGGGCGAGACAGCTCTTGAAGAACTTTCTCTCCGTTCTTACCCATATGTTCCCATTCTACATGGTCTTCGAATAGCTCTGAAGGATGATTAAGATTGAGTTTTTCAATCCAAGCAGGTCCAAGACCTTTAATACCTAGTTGCTTAACGAAGTACTCTACCGACTTCCGCCCATCGCTTTCAGAAGCGAAAAGCTTAGGCCCTTCTCTCCGCAGAGCCATACCGAGTCGTTGCTCGGCGTCTACAACACTAAAACGAGAAAAAGAGGAACTCTTGATTACGCTCACAAACTGAGGAGTAATTTGACGTTCAATTAGAATTTCATCGCCTAGACCAAGATTATGCTCTTCAATAAACTCAATGTTGTGTAGAATAACACGAGAGATAGTTGCATCATCAATAGTAACAGGATCAACAATTGCTACAGGTGTAACAACTCCAGTACGACCTAGACTCCAGACAATATCTTGAATAGTAGTTTTAGCCGTCATGGCCGCACGCACTTTCAGTGCGACTGCATAACGAGGATACTTGCTAGTAGCGCCTAAAACTTGTTCTCTACGATAAGACGGAGTTCTGAACACAAACCCATCTGAAGGATAACGACTACAGTCCCAGTTTAGAACTGAGACGAATCCTTGATTGTGTAGATCGCCTACGCGATCAAGATAGTCACGCTCTACACCTAGAACATCATGAACTACAAAACGTAGTCCACGGTTTGAGATGTCTGCAGCATCTTTTACACCTAGAGATCCACTCACAAAGTTGCGAAAGTTTGTGACATCTTCTCGATCTGTAACAACTTCCCCTACAACTGTGATGATAGAACCTGTTCCGCGAATGCATTTTTCAATGCTCGCGATGTGCGGAACTAGGTGAGTTACATCTTCTCCACGCTCTCCATCACCACGAGTAAGAGCATGAAGTAGATTACCACGTTCGTCATAGGTGACTGAAAGATTTGCACCATCAACCTTAACAGTTTTGATGCTAAACTCTTCATCAATCTCACTCTCATCATAAACTTTACGTAGAGAGTATAGTCGATGAGGATGAACAATTTTACCAGGAGCTGCACCTACACGAACTGTAGGAGAGCTAGAGTCTGCCCAACCTTGACGCTGTTCCATACGAAGCAGCTTATCATAAAGATCATCATACTCCTGATCTGAAATCGTAGGAGCAGATTCATCATAATACAGTCGAGCATGATGAGAAACAGTTTTTAGTAGAGATTTGTAATCTTGAATCATATTTTAACCTAAGATTTATATTAGCACGTTTTTAGACTAGTGTCAATTGTTTAGATTTAGAGTGCTAGACGTATTTTGAACAGTTTCAATTAAGCTCAGAGCTAGTTCCACCATAGAAAATGCTAAGAAAATACTTATAATGCCAAGGGGTACAATAGCTCCTAGCCACATAATAGTTTTCATAAATGCTGCCTCACATCATATGCTTGTTTGTCTAGCCAAGCACGATACTCTTCTGAATCTTCCCACTCAGGTTTATGACCTAAATATTGTTCTAGAGAAGTAGGTGCTTGACGCGTTTCAAATGTTTCTACTGTTTTAATTGTATTAATTTGAACATTAATCGGTTCAGGTGCATAGTGCTGGCGATCTGCCCAATGATAAATACCAGAAAAGAGACGCGAGGTAAACGCAAAAACTGCAATCGCGGGAAATACAATAAACAGTAGAAATAGTATAGCAGAAATTACATTCATAGCTTAGATTACCATAAAGAAGGCAAGGTGTCAAATAGATTATATCTGTAAATACGCCTTTAGCTCTGTTAAACCGCCAATCGCAACTCCATCAATTTTAATTTGTGGCATTGTGCGAGCGCCTGGAAAGCGGTTCAGTAGTTCTTCTCGTGTAACATACTGTTCTCCAGTTTCTCCGTGTTCTGCAAGAGCGATAACACTATAGGGCAGAGAGCGTGAGTCTAGTAGCGCTTTAGCTTGAGTGCAGTGAGGGCAGTTTGATTTAGTGTAGATTTCAATGTTCATTTATACGTTCCTTTGCATCTTGAATTGAAGAGTAGTACTCTCCATTAATATAGATAATTGGAAAACGATAGAAACGTCTATCATAAATACGTTCTAGGTCTTCTAGTGTGTAGTGATAAAACTGAGTAGGATGTTGAGGGTCATAGATCCGCCAACTAAAATACGCAATATGTGGTTGCTGAGAACACCACTCAATAAAATCTGTCGAAGCATTACAGCTCATAATAGAAAATATATTTACCTGCAATTTGTTCTACCTCTATATTTAATTGCCCCACTAAATACTTCCCATTCAGAAGAGCGAGCACGTAGCACTCCAGCTCTATCTCGCTCTTCACACTCTAAATGCCTAATGAGTTCGCCGTTTCCGTCTGGTAGTAGTCTAACTCGTTGTAGGCCTATATCTGCTGCCCACATACTTAATACATAGGTATCGTGATAGGCACATAGCACTACTTCTTTATATCCAAAAGAGTTATGGTCATAGTAACGTGCTGACGCATCAGATAGCCAAGCGCCTCTTAGAAGTACTAGCAGCGTGCGAGTAGAAGGATCAAAGAACTTAGTAAGAGGTTCATGAATCCAGCTTCCGCCTCTACGATAGTGTGCTATGATAGGTGGGACAGAGTATGTAATTGTCATTTAATATTAAAACTAATAGAGATGCGAGGACTCAGTGTTTTATTAGGCTCAACATAGTGTTCTAACCAAGAAGGAAAGATTATGCAAGCTCCTACTTCAGGAACAACTGGGTAGTTTGACGATTTAATTCTATGAGTACTCATACTAACTCGTTGACGAGGATCTATAAAAACTAGTCTACCTGAAGATGTAGAAGGTGTAGGAACTGATAAGTAGTACACTCCTGATAGCGAGTGATCGTGAATATGTGCCATATTACATGCCCCAGGAAAGTTTACATTTATCCAGAGCGCATCTATTTCAAAAGGCGTGCCTGCATACTCAGATAGTATTTCAGAGTTAGATATTTTTAGTAGCTGTTGTACAAAAGGCGCAAATAGCGGCTCTCGATGCATAAAGTCATGACTCTGCCAGCCGCCGAAGTTAGACTTTGAAACGCTTTTACTACTTTGAGATAAGTAGTTAGCATACTGACATGCTTTTGCAATCCAGTCTTCTTGCTTCCAGTAAAATCCCCAAATAGGACTTTGAAATAGATTATGTCGTAAACTCATACAACCCTCATAACTGTAGTTTGAGTTAGTTTATCTTGCGTAGTAGAAACAGATTTAAAATGGTGAAACTCTAAAGCCTTAGAAAGCATTTGATTCATAGCGTCTAAGTGTTCTGGCACATCTGTTTCAGTCATTACAATAACACCGCCATACTTAATAGACTGCATAGCCAGCGGTAAACACTTTTCACGCTTATAACCATCTATAATAATCCAGTCAAAAGAACGAGTTGGAAACTGTTCAATTGCATAGCAGTATCTTTTAAAGCTAGTAGTAGAGCTGATAGAATAGCCTTCTTGAAAAGTAGAATCTTCTGGTGCAAGTAGAACTTTAACATTATCATACTCTCGCACAAAAAGCTCTTCCTTTAACCACGTAACTAAAGATGAAGAGTCGGTAACTGAGTACACTTGTTTAGCTCTGTCAGCATACCAAAAAGTAGAATCTCCTGAATTCCATTCAAATAAAGTTTCATCAGGCTCTAGATTTTCATTAATCCAAGCTAAGGCAGACACAGCCATTGTAGGAATTATCATAGTACAACTCTTTTTAAACTTATACGAGGTTGAGAAGATAAATATTCTTTATCTAACTCAGGATTGTGCTTATCATCTAGATAAATAACTTTTCCAGTGGCATAGTCAGTATGCTTGTTAGAAAAATTATAGTTTAACAGTGTAATGTTAGAGCTAGTATTTTTTAAAAACCAGTAGGCTGCAACTGTTTCTGTTAGCGGGTACTCAATTTTAGTTTCTGAAAACATCTGTGCCCAAAAATCTACACCTAAAAATAAGGTTCTATTTTCTAGACCACTAGGATAGTTTTTTAGTATTAAAGAAGCATTTCCATCTTTAGGGCTTCTTATTATATACTTTTGAGGATATGTAGAATACTCTAAGTGTTCATCGTCAGAAAACCATATATCACACTTTCCCCAAGTGTTATTACCATTAATACGAACTAAAACTGGTGCGTTAATGATTACATCGGATAGATCTAGCATATCTCCTAAAATGTAGATATTCTTATCTCCAATATAATTAAGAATCTCTTTAACTAAATAACTATTTGTTTGTAAAACAGTACTTAAATGATCACTCAAAATCAGTCTCTACGCTCAATATCTTCTTCCACACACTCGCTGCCCCATTGTATCTCAAGAATATGAGCGTTTACATTTTCAGGATTTGAGGCTTTGTGCCAAACTTGAACACCTATTTCATACGGTTTTAAGTGAGGAGTTAAATAAACAATGCCTGTATTCCAGTTAAACTCTGTTTGCATTTTAACTACCCCTTCGAGAACTATCCATTGTTCAGACCGTTTAAAGTGTCTTTGATCACTTAAACTCTTGCCAGGATAGATTACAAGCTCTTTTACTTTATAACCTTTTTCAGGTTTGTGGTCTAGTACGCGCCAGTATCCCCAATCACGTTCTGTGCGTTGAGTTTTCCACTCGTCGAGTATCCAACTACTAGAGTTAGCTTTATTTTCTCCGCCAACGCCCCATGCAAACTCTAATCCATAAGTATTCTTATACATATCATACTCTGGAGTGGTGCCAAGATTTCTATCTCCCCCATTCGCAAAGATTATTGTATCTTGACTACCGTGAGTAGAAAGCATGTGAAAGATAGCATGGCATGCACTTCCATCATCGTCATTAAAAGCAATAACTTCGTCAACCATTTTAAGATTTTTTATGATAGCAGCTCGCTCTTCAAAAGGCATAAAAGGTCTACCTTTTTTACGAGTAAGCCAGGCATCAGAATTAAGCCCGACAACTAGTTTGTGTCCTAGCTGTCGTGCTGCTTTAAAATACTCAATGTGTCCAGAGTGTAGAGGATCGAATCCCCCAGTAACTAATACTACGCGTTTAGTCATTATCTCTCGTTGCAAATATCTAAAATATTACGAATTTGGCTTTCTTTTTCACCAAGTTGTTCTTCGTTTTGTTTATACATCACTGTTGCCGCAGCTCGAACTGCGCTAGAAGCGAGACCATAGGTATCTTTTAAATGCTTTACTCTGCGGTTGATTTCCTCTCTAGAAGAGTCAATTGCTCCTAGAAAAGCTACAATATCTTGCATTTGTTCTGACACATCTTCTGGATCGATTGGTTTAATTTCTTTTTCAGCCATTACTACTATCCTGCTTAGTTGGGTAAATTAGTTTTGCCAGCTTAAAAACTGCTAGACCTAGTTTCTTTCTAAGATAAGTAATCTTAGTTTCGTTTATATTTTTATAATTCTTAATCAATTCACCTGTTAAAAGTCTAACATCCATAGGAGTAACGTTACTATCTATATACACATAAACAACGTTACCTCTAATTATTGGTCGTAGCTTTTTATCTTCTACTCTTTTAAATATTTTTACAAGCTTATCAGGTGCATGAATTTTTAAGTGTGTCCAGCTTTCACCAGAAAGCTGTTCAATTTGAAACTTTGCAATTTTTTCTAAGTTTCTGACTAACTGACGAGCTATAACCTCTCGTTCTAAAGTACTCGGAGGTTCTGGATTGCTAAAAACACTTTTAACCATTGGTAGTATCTTTCTTAGGTGCGTGCTCTAAATCATGTACATAAAGCTGAATTATTGCATAGTGAATAATTTTCATAATATCATTACGCCACTCTTCAGGAGTTTCACCTTTTTTTCCATATCTATTGCTGTACTTATCAATATTACCCATACAGAATCCAGTTCCGTGGCCTCTATCAATAATTACTTCTGTAGATTGGAATTTGTTTTGAGAATAGTGTTGATTATATGTAGATCTGATATAATTAAATACCTCATCTAAATATACATTCTCTTTAAACTTAAAATCTATTTTACCAGTCATTTGGAATCCTTTTTGCTACAAGAGCTTCTCCAGCATATTCTTGTTCTTCTTGAATATAAGCATAGAAGCCTTGTACTGCTACTTCTTTATTTTTTGCTTCAATATCAAAATCTGCGTATTGCAACATTGGAATATGTCTTGACATATGCTCTTCATCTTCAAATACTTCTGAATGTGCATTTACTTTCATCCAGTAGTCTGGATTTTCTAAAGGAAAAGATTGAGAAGTATGAAATAGAGGTCTAAACCCTCTCCAAGATTTTACTGCCTCTTTAAACATATCATCATTTACAGTAATATTTTTTACGTCACGAATCTTGCGATTAACAGTTTTCCCATTAACTACTACTTTTTCAGATTCAGTCATACGGTGACAAGCATAATGATGCGTGTCTAAAGTACATCTAATAGGAACTAGCTGTGCTAGTTCTAATGTATGTGCAATATCATACCCGTTAGGTTTATCTTCATTCTCTACTGCGAGGCAATCTTGTGCATAGTCAGATAGATAGTGAAAGTTTGTAGCAAAACGTTTAATGCCATCAAGATGCTTTCCACCGTACAGTCCTTGTAAGTGAATATTCATTACAAACTCTTTTGCAGGAATATTCATCAATTTGCCATAGAGAGCATGATACTCTAAGTCTTTAACAGAATTTTCTACAACCTCAGCTTTATTAGAAGCTAGTACGGTATATTGACCTGGGTGCACACTTAGTCGAACGTTATTTTGCTTAGCAAAGTTTCCTGCTCGTTCTAATAGAATAGAAATATCATCCCAAATTTCTGCATACCAGTCTTTAGTAAAATCTAGAGTATAGCAAGGAAACAACTCTGAAGAAATACGAAAACTACGAAGATTGATAGGTTGAGTATTAAAATAAGTACTAAGAATATCTACGAGTTTTGAACAGTTTTCAATAGCTTTAGCTTGTACTCTTTGTTTACCATCTGCTTTTAGAGCAAATGTTTTAGTGGTAGTTCCAAAATTATATCTTTTAGCCAAAGCTTTATCATGAAACTGGCAACATTGAGAAATGCGCCAGTCATAGCTAGAAGAATTGAAATATTCCATGTTATATCCTTATATTATTTTTTCAGTATATAAGTAAATACCCTATTAGTCAACTTCAATCTTTAATTGCGAATCTCCCGGACTGACTCTATAATTATCTTCTACAGAGTCAGGAGTAGAAACTTCAATAATAGTTCCTGCTTTTATACATTCTAACTGATGAGGGGAACAAGGTTCATTATGCCAAGTATCTCCTTCTTTTAAACTTGTAGTTATTACGTCAGCATTAAAAGTATTAATCCAATGAACTAAAAATTCTCCACTAAGAACATACCAGCTTTCATCTTTTTCACGATGAAAGTGCATAGAGAATTTAGCACCTTCATTAAAAACCATTAACTTGCCACAATACTTATCAGTTGTAGCCCAAATAAGCTCGTGTCCCCAGCCTTTTTTAACAAATCCACTTAGCTTAGTCATTATTTTGTCAATATCCTATGTCTCTTAAATCTTCTTCTGTTATAGTATAAGTTCCAAAATGTTGTACGGATTTAGATGCGAGAGCTGTAGCAGCCTCAACTCCTTTATGAATATCAAATTTTGTAGTCAGTACTGCCAGTGCAGCTAGAAAAACATCTCCTGCCCCAGTTACATCGTGAACTTGAACATTTTTTGCCCTATAAAATACACCTCTACAAACAGAACCTTTACTTCCTAATGTTACTATCTTAGTAGAAGTACTAGGTTTATTGTAACAAAGATTATCTTCATACTCATTTACTTTTATATAAGCATGAGGAAAGCAACTTAAGTTTTCTTTTTTTGAATCTACGAACACTAAGCCTGGATAGCGATTACAAATAAGTTCAGCGAGCTTAGGGGTGATAAAACCTTTACAGTAGTCTGAAATTACTACTAAATCATAGGGCTCTTTTAAGGCTGTTATTATAGAGGACTCTAAGGGAGAAACTTTATCTCCAATATCTTGTCGCAATAATTGTTGTTGAGATTTTTCATCAACAAATCTACGTTTAATAATAGAATTTTTATCGTTTGTTAAAAATTTAATTTTACAACCTAAAGCTTCTAAGTTGTTTTTAACATTTATAGCCATACCGTCTTTTCTAATAGTATGAGAATGTACCATAACTGGAACTGGGGCTTCTGGTGATATTCTAGTCACCGTACCCATTTTATACTCATCTATACAAGACTCACCTATTAGTAATGCTTTTAATTGTGTTTGTGGTAGAGTAGCCATCTATTCGCCTAAAAAATTTAACTTCCTTAACTAGGTCTTCACCTATAATATATTTATCTTTATATTCTTCTCCTATTACTAAATAGTCGGGCCTATAAAGTTTCATCAACACTCTTAGTTCTTTTTCTGAGTCAAAGCTTTCTACTGCATCAACACCTTTTATACTACTAATCATAAACATTCTATCGCTTAAACAGTTTATGGGTCTATCAAGAGATTTATTTGCCCTAACTCTTTCATCCGTATCTAAAGCAGCAACTAAAAAATTTCCCAGAGAGGCTGCATATTTTATAAGTTGAATGTGCCCTGGGTGTAAAATATCATAACAGCCATTAATCATTACTATTTTAGGAAATGAGGTCATTAGCTAATACTCTATAATCAAAGGTAATTTCTTCGCCTATAAGGATTCTATTTTTTGAAACAATAAAATAATTTTCAATATCATATCTAGCATTTGGAGTAGTAGAGTGATTTACATAAAAGCTCATATCAATACTAGAAAACCCATTAACAGGTATAAATATAAAATTGTCTGTTTGCTGTAATAAACTTTTATAAAGCTCTGCTACATTACTGTCTATTCTTTTTAAAAATTTAGAATCTACTTTTGCATACTCTGTAACACGTTTAAGTATAATCGTATTTGGGGGTATATCTTTAATTGCAAAAACACCTACACCGTGTATCGGTGAAGGTGCTATTTTACAGTAAATATCATTATATGCTTCTGCTATTAGTTTTGCAGCTAACATTTTTTAGCTTTCTATCAGTCAGGAACTTCGTATTCTTTTTCTTCCCATGCCAAACAACTTCTTAGGTTGTGACATATGAATTTAAATTTATGGCAGTAACCGCGACCACCACCATCTGCATCAAAACTATTAAAAGGTACTACGTCTGCAGCCATTAACGCTTTTGGAGTATTGTTGAAGTATTCACAATTAGCACAAACTTGACGTCTTGCAGTAGTTTCTGGAACCATCCATGCAGTAGCCATAGAAGACCAGTATTCTTTATTAGCCTCTGGATCTTCACTAGCACGTTCAGGACCTAAGTTCCAGTACTTTTGTACTGTTGCCATATTAGTAGAGTTTATTTCTTCATTTATGTATATAGGAATATATTCTTCTTCACTCTCTTCTTCGCCCATCATTTCTTTTTTTTTTAAGCTTTTATCAATGTTTGAAGAGATAGTGTAATCACTATATTTATAGAAATCGTATACCCCATCCATATATTCAGAAGCAAGAGTTACCTTTGATTGCATCCAAGCAGGAAATTGTTCATCGTCTCTAATACTATTAACTAATTCTTCTGCTTGTGCTTTTACTCTACGAAGTTGAGTTTTTATCATATAACCTTCATAGTCATATTCCTCGCCTGGACCTGCTTTTTCAACTTCGTCCTCTGACATTAAATATAGTGTTGAAGCAATATCTTCTTCTGTTATTGTATCAATTTTTTTATTGTCCATATCTTTGCTCCCAAGCTTCTTCAAAACCAGTTAAATGAATATTTGCTTCGTGATTACCCCAAAGACGTTTAAAATAGCTATCCATCATTCTTTTAACTTGATCTTCATCATGACACCATTCTACAGGAATAAGATGACCTTTTACCTGCCAGTGCAACTCATTAGCCCATTTAAACTCTTCTTTAGTCATACTAGTTTAAAGTTTTAGCCCGTAAAAATAATTTTTACTTTCTAGGGCCTCCTTTACTAGGAGATTTCTTAGACCCGCCAGGCCCTGCCCATAGTTTTTTTCTAGCCCAATAGTTAGCAGAAAACTTATCATCTTTAGTTAAATTACCAGATTTATCTCTAATTCCTGCACTGCGTTCTAAATAGTTCTTTCTAGCTTTGGTGGAATAGTTATGGCCATACTCTTTATGCCCAAACTTTACAACTTTTATTTCATCGCCTTTTTTAGCTAAAACAACTTGTTTGTGTTGAGAACTAGAAGTATTTCTTTTTGGTTTATTAAACCCTGGGTAAGTCTCACCTCTATATTCTACACGTCCACTTGGCAAGCGTTTTGCATCTTTTGCTTTTGCCATAATATTCTCCTTTGCTTAATTGCTATAAGCAAATTTATATACTATATAATATCAAATTTAATAGCGATACGCAAGAGTTTATTTATATAAAAATCCTAATCTTGGGTCTGTTAAATTCTTTTCTGCATCCATATAACTCAAAACATAAGAATAGCCTTGAGCTTTTAATTTACTTATTTGTTCAACAGTAGTTGAATGCCACACAGGTATAATTTCTGAAGCACCTTCTGGAAAGTCTATACCCCACCTAAGATGTATTTCAATAATTTTATTATTAATGAACTCAATATTTAAATAAGGAACATTTATATCGTGAACCCATGAAGGAATAGGAATAGATTTATTCTCTACTAATTCCCATTTCTCAAACCTACTTAAATTATTATAGTTTGCAGTAGCTTTACTAGTTTGTACTTCTTTAAAAACTAGATTCTCTTTTATGTAGTTTATACTTAAGTGATCCCCTATAAAGCGTTCACACCAAAATAAACTAGGAGCAAAATCATATACTTTATCTTTTTCTAAAGTTAGTATTTTTGCTCCGACTCCCATTCCACTTAAATTATAAATAGGTCTAACAACATATTCATTAGTTATAGGTACTGGTTTAGGTACAGGGCCTGCAGAATGCCCTAGTTTAAGTGCTAGTTCTAATTTATTAAAAGTCCATCTGTACTCAGGAAACTTATCCCAAATATCCCACTCTTCTAAGTCTGATAAATTATAACTTTCCAATATACTCAAAACCGTCTATCTGTTTTTTATATTCGTGGGCTTCTCCAAGATATAAGTAAGAATAACCTAATCTTTTATATCTTGCACACTCACTTTTTAGACTATTTATTCCTAATCTAAGTTTAGGTTGTGAGTAGTCCCAAGCAAACTGAATTGCGCTTACTGCGTTTTTACTTCTATATAAAGTAATGAGACTAAAGGCTACTAACTTCGAGTCGTTATAGTAGCCGATAGTCTCATTTATGATAAGATCTTCTAGGAAAAGAGGGGTTACACTATCAAAATTTTTATATTCGCAATAAGTTTTATAAATTGAATAAATTTCTGCATAGTGATTACTATCTAAAATTCTATATGAATCTAACTCTTCATAGTTAGTTTTAGATAGATCAATTCTGCAATACATTATTTTCTATATGTTTTAACTTTCTTTGCAATTTTACTAGGCTGTTTTACAAATTGTTTACCAGACTTACTTCCTTTGCGTTTTGCAGCGTTAGTAGCTCTTTTTTCTCCGGGGCTCAAGGCATCCCATGCTTTTTTAGGCAAGTATCTACCTCTTTGACTCTTTGGCTTATCACTTTCTTTCTCAGAAGAGTATTGCCATTTTTGATTAGTCCACTCTTTTAGACTTCTTTGAGATTTTTTAAGAGCCATTACTTTTTCTTCTTTTTATCTGTAGGTTTAGCTTTCTTTTTCTTCAGTATAGATTCTTGTAAAGCTTTTGGTAGCTTTTTTTGAGCGGCTGTTAGCTTATATGCTTCGCCTTTACCACCTTGTACTACTGCCATGTTATTCTCCTTTTAGAAGGGTCCAAATTCCATAGCCAATAGCACCCCATGCTGCAAGTTTTGCAAAAGGTCCTGCTAATAGAATTACACCCCCTACCGCAATAAGAATTGCCCCATCTAAAGAAGTTCTTTCGACTAGTCTATCTTTAATCCAATTCATTATTGTTTCTCCAATCTTTGTATACGAGCCTCTAACTCATCAATTTTTTTAGTCATTTTAGGATATTTTTTACGCCACGCGTCGGGGGGCTCTTGTAACCAAGCCCAACCCCAGCGATTTACTAAAAAATCTAGTGTCTGATCGAACTTAGCATAGCCCCAAAGACCAGCTCTAGTCTCTTTAAACCAGGCAAGAAAAGCAGCCCCAATAAGTGCTCCTGCAATGGCTGTATAAATCCAGAGAGTATCTCCAAACATTCTATCGACCATTTCCCACATTACATTTTCTCCGTGGCAGCAACATAATTGTCCATGCCGTGATCTTTAGCTCCGTCTAGTAATCCAGATTTCCAACCGCGCCATTTATCTTTAACAACTTGCCATGTAGTTAGCTTACGAATATTCCCATAGAAGTTGATATATTGAAGAGTGCCATGATGTTTATAACCCATTAACGCTAAAGGCACCTTAGTCACAATATCATTATTATTAACAAATCTTAAGTGAGGAGTTTCAATGTGTTTTACAAACTTCCGTGTACCAACACGCGGGGATCCAAAGGTAACTAGTAGTTCTACTTTTGTGAATTCCTCAAAGCGTGAAGTAGCAATAGTAGCCATTGCTCCACCTAGAGAGTGGCCTGTGATATAAAATTTTTTATTTTTATGAGAAGATTGATGTTTTTTTATATCCTCCCAAACTTTATCAGTTTCTCCGCGAAATCCTGAATGTACTAACCCGTGAGTCATAGCACCCCGTGGAATTGCATTTAAATCAGCAAGGATATCTGAAAGCTCTGTTGGCTCTGTTCCTCTAAAGGCAATCACATATTCTTTATCATTCCAAAGCGCATGGCACTGAGCGCCATCGTTTTCAAAAAATTTATGTCCTGTATATCCTAAGTCTTTAATCTTAGTAGCAGCTTCAGGTCCGTCTAAGTAAGCTAATTGAGCTAATTTAGCCATCTTTGCGCATATTGCTGTCATTTTTTGTACCCTCCACCACGCGCTTTATACTCTTTTGCTAGCATCTGCGCTTTTCTAGCACTCCACTGCCCTGGAGCACCTCCTTTTGAACCAGCTTTGATTTGCTCAAAAAGTTGTTTTCTAAGAGTAGGCTTTGTATAATTACCAGCCTCGTTTACCTTACTTTTTGGTTTTTTTACCATCTTTTTTTGTTTTACCAGCAGCGCTAAGAGCAATTGCAATTGCCTGACTACGCTTAGCCTCTTCAGTGGTTAAACCACGTTTTTTAGCTAGAGTGCTGATTCCTTTTTTTCTAGTTTTACCTGCTTTTCCCATAAGCTCTTTTATGTTGGCAGATATAGTCTTTTGAGAGCTTCCTTTTTTAAGGGGCATCTTTATCTCCTTCTAACACAAAATACCTTTCATAAACAATCCAAAATGTTTTATACATTCTAGGAGTTATTTGAGGGTAGTCTTTTTGTGCTCTTATTATACTATTAACTAGACCTCTTTCTTTAGGTTCCAGTTCTTTCGAGGAAAGATTTTTCAAATACTTTAGAGGGATGCGTCTTTTCTTCTGCATATAAATATTTCATCACTTCTTTAACTAGAGGGCTACGAACTACCTGAGAGTCATCAAAATGAATGTTTGTAACAAGTTTTGAAGGCTCTAATTTATCTTTTGCCCAGCGCAGCCCATGTTCTTTAGGATTAGGAAGATCAGACTGTTTTAAATCTCCTACTACACAAGCTTTAGTATTCATTCCAAAACGTGTCAGAAACATACTTATTTGTGTACGAGTAGTATTTTGCGCTTCATCTAAAATAACAAAAGAGTCTTTAAAAGTTTTACCTCTCATATAAGCTAGAGGGGCAGTTTCTATTCTACCAGTACTAACTAATTTTTGTACTTCTTTTTTAGTATAGATTTCACTTAAAATACCTATAATTGGGTCCATGAAAGGATTTATTTTTTCATCTAGTGTACCTGGTAAAATTCCTACTTCTTCTGTAGTAACTAAAGGTCTAGTAATTACTATCTTTTCAATTTTACCTCTTTCTAGAAACTCTAGGGCAGACCAACATGCTATATATGTCTTTCCTGTCCCTGCTGCTCCTGTTAAAAAGCATAAATCGTATTTTTCAATTAGTCTCAAGTATTCTTTTTGTTTATTAGTTAACTGATTCATTCATTTCTTTCTGTTTATAAAACGACTTTACGCGAAATTTAAGCTCAGGTATATAGGGAGCTACCTGCCCAGTAAAACATTGAGGCTCATTATCATCTACCCCAATAACAATAGCAAAATTATTGATTCTAGTATCAAATAAATAATTGTGTGCTACTGCGTAAGCCGTTGCTTGAATAAAATAATTTTTAATCTGAGACGCATACTTTCTTTTTTTAGACGTTTTAAAGTCAATAATAGAAAGTGTATTATTCCATAGCCCAACCCCGTCTACTCGTCCTGCATATTTTAACTTAGGATGCCATAAAGGAATTTCTTGTGCGTATGGAACAAAATTATTTTTTTCACATTCTCGAATAATATCACGAGCTGGTTGTTTTATTTTGACTGTTTCTTCTGATAAACCAGATTCAACAAAATACTTAGAAAAGTTTCTATTTTCGTCTTGTAAAAAATATTTTTCTATGTAGTCGTGGACAGCTGTTCCACGATCTGTAGCTTCTTTAGATATTCTATTTGCTTCTTCTTCCCCTATACTCTCTCGCCATTTTATCAAAAAAGTATTATTAGAAGTAGCACCTAAAATAGTAGTTATGCTAGGATACTCTCCATCGGGAGTTTTATAAACTCTTCCCGTAGGTTTATCAATATTATAAGCTGTTAAGCAGTTTTCGTAATTAAACAATTTCAAACCTTTGTCTTACTGAGGTTGGTTTTTCTCTGATGTAGTTTTCTTGTTTTAACTCATTTATCATTGAACGCCATAAATCAGCTAAGATCAAAAGATTAGATTTGTCTTTTGCAGGAATATCTATATCATTTATTGTAGCTAAAAAGGCAGAAGCTAAAAATAGATTGGCAGAGCCTATCTCTCTAGTAAACTCCCCATCGACTTCTCGTTCTTCTATTAATTCTACATTACTTTCTCTGATATTTGAGTCTTCTCTATAAATATCAGTAGGAGGAGAAGAAATAATAATTTTAAATGCTTGCTTTATTTCTTCTTTTGTCATTATTATCCTTTATAAATACTCATTAGAGTATAAACAAATCCTGCTGTTGCTACTATTATACTACCTAAAAACATTGTAGTTTTAAACCCCACTCTGCCTTCAGTGGCTATACGATGTAAATCTGCAATTTGTTTATTGTTTTCTTCTACCATACGGCTGAGTCTATCAAGTTTTTCATCAATACCTTGATACCTAATTGCACAAACAGCTTCATGAGTTTCTAACTCACTCTTTGTTTTTTGTGATCGCTCATGTAAAGTATAGATATTTTGTTGAATATCGTTAATTCTTTCTTCTGACATTTTTTAATTATTAGCAGTTTCCCATCTATAAAAAGTATGGTCTTCAATAGCTGCTATCCTTGTAAGAGATCTACTCCAATAAGGAGTTATATGATTAGCGTGGTAATGAGTAGCTCCATCAGTAATGTCTACAAATCTACCTTGTATAACTGCTTCTGCTATTGCAGAAGCTATTATGCGTTCGTCTTCCTCTACCATTCTATCTGGCTTTCCATCACAATACCAAGAAAATTGGCAGTCTCTACGTCCTTCTACGTATCCCTGCTTAACAACAGCACAAATAGTATCGGGATATCTAGAATCTATAACTCTATTTATAGTAACATGAGCTACTGCAATTTGTCCAATAATATCTTGATTTCTAGATTCAAAATATATATTCTTAGTTAAGCACATCATGTCTGCGTCACTTATAGAATCTAGAGGTAAGACGGGGCTAAAACTGGATAGTAGGAGAGAAAAAAGTAGTCCTTCCATCGTCAAGAGTAATCCTTTCTACTGGATTGCCATACAAATCAGTTTTCTGATTGTATACCATTAGTTTAGATGCTTCTTTCGTGTAATTACCTGAATTTCCATACACATCTTTATAAGTTTGAATCGTAGAACCTCCAGTTCTATAAGACTCACTTAATACTTTAATTATACAGCCATGTAACCTTGTCAGATCGTCGTCTGAAAGGTCACTAACCAAGTTAAGCGGTGAAATACGAGCTAAAAATAAACTTTCACTTTTATAAATGTTGCCAACACCACTTATATATCGTTGCTCCATTAAAAACTTAACAATAGATTTATTATTATTTTTACGGGCAATTTTTAAAAATTCACAAACACTACAAGGATTATTTAACATATCTGGACCGATAGAGTCCAATTTTTTATTTAAGATATTACGGTCATTAACTATCTTAATTGTTCCGAAATTTCTAATGTCTTCATAAAAAACAGGCAGCGATTCTGTGTATTTACTATATACTTTAGTTATATCAAACTGAATTCTGGAATGGGTGGTTTGAGATAGGGCATAACGCCCACTCATACCAAGGGTAGAAAAAATAAAGCGCTCACCTTCAAGTTCCCACCAAATAAATTTTCCTTTATTGTGAACTTCTTTAATCAAAAGAGCGCCCCGCTGTAGGGCGCTCTCAAGATTGAAGTAACCATCAGGTGCTTTTTTAGTGTACCTACCTGACAAAATAGTAATAGAGTCTAGTAGTGCATTTTTAACAACAGAATTAAGTTGATTAGCTACGCGGGTTACTTCTGGACCTTCAGGCATTTTTCATCCAATGATTGAGATTATTCACAATAGTCCAAGAATATTCTACTTGAAGCTTTTTAAGCATTTCAGATAGGTCTTGACTTTCGTTAATAATTTTGATACACTCTGATGTGAATTTAACTAGAATATTGTTTGAGTAATCTTTAGAATCAGCAAATCCAAACTGTTCTGTAGGCTTAGAATATACATGTTTTTTATAAAAAGTTGGATTGTTTAGTTTTAGGAAAATAGGTTTAATGCTCTTCTTAGCCTCATCAAGAGACTCATACTGATTAGTATTAAGAAGAAGTTTAATATCAAAAAGATCTTTTTGATAAAGGTTCATTTAAATTAAATCTCCAATCTGGTAGGTTCTTTGTTTTTCCAAAATTCTGTTTGATTATAGAATCTTGTCTTTTCTATTGCATTTAAAAAATTGTTTATTTCTTTTGCAGCTCTAATCCACATTTTTTCTTTTAAATTAGAACTGTTAGCTTCTTCTCTTAACACAAGCATGTCGTGAATAGCGGAAGAAGGATCCCACTTTACTAAAGAAACACATCTATTTAACTCATTTTGATATTCCATGTTTTACTCAATTTAATGTTTATAAACTCATATTAGCTGAGAAATATGGAATTAGCAAGAATAAAATTAAAGTAAATTGTGTCTAACTTAGAAAGATATAATTTAACTAGGAGATGTTAATTGAAAAACATAAAAGCTTATTACACAGAAGCTAATAAGTTGTATGTATTAAAAGAAGCATACATGCTTAATCAAAACGGCATAGAAGTAGAACTTGTAGACGCTTCTAAACTGCCTAAAACAATACTAACCCCCGCATTTGCTATATTTAAACAGGGAGGTGTGTTATCTAAGTTAGAAGGTAAACACACTCCAGGAATAGTATTAGAGTGGGTAAAAAAATATATGAAAGGTACTAAATGAAAATAAGTGTTAAAAGATATAATAATGATATATCTAAAGCATATAGAATTATGATGCGAAAACTAAATGCTGAGGGATTCTATACCGATACAAAAAGAAAAAGTTTTTATGTATCAAAGAGTGAACAAGCTAGAGAAGACAAAAAAGCTGGGACAGCTAGATACAGAAAAGCAGAAGCAAAAAGACGCGCCCTAATTGATAAACTAGAACAAAAACAGGCTTTTAACAAAAAAGTAACAAAACCAGCAAAGAGTAAAAATTAAATTTAATTTTTAGTTGCTAAGTGGTATTTTTTATGTTAAATTTAATTTGTAAACGTTGAAGCGACGTGGACACATTCTGGACTCGGGGGCGGTACCCGACGACTCCACCATAAACATACTCGTGTACCCAAACATATATCAGCAGGGTTGGAAGGGCTGATACTTGGAGTATGTTTTTGATGGGGTCGAAATAGGATCGACAGGTGTGAAGATAGAGTGGAGTTTACCGGATGACCTCGTATCGGTCGATTAAACTAAATGCAAACGATAATTTTGCACCATCTGAGTTCGCTCTAGCAGCGTAACCGCAGTGGGTATGAGTTCCACCTAGAAACAGAACGGGCTCGCTCCTTAACAGTTTATCGGGGTCACTACCTAATAAGTGCGCGCTGTGCCACGGTTAGCACAGCATCTTTTTATATAGAGGCACAATGAAAATAATAACAGCCAAAGAATTACAAGATATTGATAGTTCTAACTATATTCATGATAGTGTAGTATTTATTATAGAAGATGATAGGTACGGGGTATCCATAGGTAAGAATAACACTATTTTAGCAGGTTGTGTAGTACATGCAGCTTCAGGATATAGAGAAAATACCTTAATAGGCTCAAATAACTATATTGGTGCAGGTGTTACAATTCAAAGTGATGCTATTATAGGAAATAATAATATATTAGAAGGCTCTAATTTTGTAGGGCATCATGCTTGTGTGTTAAGCAATTCTGTTTTAGAAGCTGGAGCAACTATTAGTCCTTATAGCACTGTGGGTAGTTGGGCTACTATTGGAACTCTTACCCCTTTAATAAAAGATGCAAAGCCTTTTTCAAAAGTATTTGGTAATCCTGCAGTTTCTAAAGGAATTACTTCTTCTAAAGAGTTTAAAGAGAGTTTTTCTGAAATAGAAATGTTAGAAATTAAACAGTATATTAAAGATGGCTCAGAACCTATTTCTACTTATATAATAAGTATTATAGATGAATTTTATAATCAGTCAAGAAAGAAAGCACTTTGATAATCTTATATAGAGCTTCTGAAGCTAATAAATCTCCCGGCAGTATCTCTGATGGCTCACAAGATAGACCTCGCTGGAACGGTAGAAAAAAAGATGAAATCTTTCGTAAGTGTTGGTTGTCTTTACAACAAGATCTAGAAGGCTGGGCCGATAGAATCGTTGTTCTAGCAGATAAAGTTACTGAAGAAACTAAAGAGTGGATGCAGGAAACTTGCGCCATTCCTACAAAACTTGAAATTGAAGACATCCCTCCTCGCACAGAGGTTCCTCCTTATGGTACACATCCTTATCCGCAGTACCATCCTGTAACTATTAATACTTGTATCCCTCTTATGGAGCGACTTATACAACTTTGTGAGCAGTATCCTGAAGAGCTTATCTATATTTGTGAAGACGACTACCTTCATACTCCCGGAGCAATACGTATTATGAAAAACGTATTCTCTGCCGGATATGAAGGTTTTTATTTACCCTATGACTACCCAGATAGATACTTTGATAGAGATAGGCACGCAGAAGTGTTGATAGGACCAGATTGTCATCTTAAAACTGTGTGTAGCGCTACACTAACTCTAGCCGCAAAAGGTAAAAGCTTTTTACCTTTTAAGTTTTCTATCTTACAAGCAGGACTATTTTCAGACGATTCTTGGACCTGGAAAGCTTTTAGACAGTCTGTAGCGGTGTGCCCCCTACCAGGCACTAGTACTCACTTACAAGAGGGTTGTGTAACTCCTATAATTGATTGGAACGAAGTATGGAATCAGTGGTAATTACTGGAAGCGCTGGGCTTATAGGTAGTCATCTTTGTGTTAAGTTTTTAGAGCTAGGCTGGGCAGTAGTAGGAATTGATAATCTTATTGGCGGTTATGCTTCAAATATGCCAGATCATGTAGATTTTCACTATAGAAATGTAGACATTTTAGACAATGAAACTCTTTCTGCAATATTTAGAGAATTTGAGCCTAAACTAGTAATTCACTGTGCTGCGCTAGCACACGAAGGGTTAAGTGTATTCGCTCCTAAAACGATTGTAGAAAATATATATGCAGGCACAGCTTCAGTAGTCAGCGCCGCTATCGCAGCGGGTGTACGTTACTTTATCAACACTACTTCAATGGCGCGCTATGGAGCTATTGAACCTCCTTTTGACGAAGCTATGACTCCTCAACCTGTAGATCCTTATGGATTAGCTAAACTACACGCTGAGCAGCATCTTAATCTTATGAGCGATATACACGGCATAAAAGTATTTCACATGGTTCCGCATAATGTTTGTGGCCCTCACCAGTGTTATAGTGATCCTTTTAGAAACGTAATGAGCATATTTGCCAACCTAATTTCTAAGGACAAGCCTATATATATTTATGGTGACGGATCACAAAAACGTTCATTCTCACATGTTCGAGATTGTGTAGACGCTTTTATTACAATATACGAAAAACGTGAGCAAATTAACTCTAAAGAAGTATTTAATATTGGCCCGAGCCACGGAACAGAGACTAGTGTTTTAGAACTAGCACATCGTGTTGCAGCTCATTTTAACAAAGCTGCTCAAATAAACTTTGTCCCTGAACGACCTCGTGAAGTTAAAAATGCTTGGGTTTCTACTACAAAGGCTGAAATACAGCTAAACTATCATGCAGATACTTCAATGGAAGAAACTATTAGAGACACAGTTTCTTGGATGAAAACGCAACCGGAACGTGACTTTAACTATCATCTTGAGCTAGAAATTGTTAATGAGCACACTCCTAAAACTTGGAAAGACAAGCTGTTTAACCAATGACACAAAAATATGCACTATTTTTTAACTCAATGGCTTTTGGAGATACGTTATTTGGTATCAACTCTGCTAGAAGATTTAAAGAAAATAACCCTGACTGGAAAATAGCTTTTACTATTAGAGAAAATTTTAATCTTACAACTAACGATGGTAGAGCGGGAATGCAAGAAGCTTTAGAGGTATATTCTAAACAACCGTGGTTAGATGCCGTAGGATACTTAGTTACAGATGGTCAAGGTAATGTAACTAATATAGTACTTTCAGACACTGAGCTTTCAAAAAGAAAGCCAGATCTTTTTGTGCCACAAACTAAGTGGTGGACTGACTTTGGAAACAATAAAAGTAATAATTATCACATAAAAGACTATCTACCAGAAGATATTTTAGATGATGGCAACTTAGAGTTATTTGTAGAGAGCGATAAGATAAAAGATGATATATTAAGAATTGGTATGTCTGGGCCTTTAGACTGGAATAGAAAATTACAAAGTGAAAAAACACGAATAGAAGTTATAAATGGTATTCAAGAAATACTTATAGCAAAAAATATAAGAGCTGAGATAAATTTTTTTGGAGTAGAGATAAATAACTATACTATGTATCAGGCTTTATGTGTATTAAATATACATAACCTATTTTTAGGGCCAATAGGATCTCTTCATCATGCTGCTGCTGCTTTAAATGTAGACACAATCTCAATTCCTTCTATATTTCCTACTACCTTAGATACGCCTAAGTACTATTCTACTAAAGGCACTCATTTAAACGTAGAACATAGACCTGAAAACCACTGTAAAGTAAAAGAGACAAAATGTCTAGGTACAAAGTTTTATGCTAATAAAGATAAAGAATCTTTTTCTGGACAAGAAGGGCCTTTTGCAAAGTTAGGTTTTTGGCCTAGAAAATGTCCTTATACCGAATCAGGATGGGCTTGTACTAAAACAGTAGTATCAAAAGATATTTTAGATGTATTTGAAAGTTGGTTAAATGAAAAATATAAATAACCCTATTATTATAACTCCCTATCTGTTTGAACAAGAAATACAAGAGTTAAAATCAGCTCTAGGATGGAAACTAGACTATGAGTTTTGGCAAGATGTAGGGCGTATAGGAAGTGATCTAGCTTACCAATATTTATGGAATAAGCACAAAGATAGAGATGTAATTATTCTTCATGCAGATATGCTTCCTCTGCCAGAAGACAAAGATAATAGCTGGTATGATGAATTACTAGCAATAGTAGATGCCCATCCAGAAGCTGGTATTTTTGGAATGAAGCTTCTCTATCCACAAAAAAATGATAAGAACCAGTACATAATACAACATGCTGGCGGGAGATTTGAAAAGAATGGTGAAGCAGTACATTTCGGAGGAGGACTTAACCTCTTTGATGGAAGAACAAATAAAGAACTGGAAGTCGATGAAGGGCAGTACGACAAACTTAGAGAAGTTTCCTGGGTTACAATGGGCGGTATATATATTCGTTCTTCTGCTCGTGCTACTGTTGGCAATTTTGATCCCTCCTATTATTGGACTTACTATCGTGATGTGGATTGGTGTCTTACTGCCCGTCGCGCTGGTATCAAAATTTATCAAACAAGTATTCCGCTCCTTCACTTCGAGGGAAAAGACAACAAAAGACTAATTGCTCAGAACCCTTCTCTAAACGAAAAATGGTCTATTAATCGTTCTATCTTCATGGAAAAATGGAACGGTTCAGAGGAAATGCAAACTTTAAATATTGAAGTTGAAACAGGCAATGAATTAATTGCTCCCGAGCCAAAAAAATTTATTGTAGATAAAAAGCTACTAGAAGATATATATGAATATGCTTGTAATACTGAATCAGATATTTATAAACACCTACCAGTCTTAAAAGACTATGCCAGTAAGTGCAAAAGCGTAACAGAAATGGGTGCTAGAACTGGAAACAGTACTGTAGCATTTTTACTATCTGATACTGATAAGTTTATTTCTTATGACTATCAATATAGTAATCCAGAGCCTCATCTTGCAGAAGCAGTAGAAAGACTTAAATTTTTAATTGATGGGGCTAGAAAAAATATAGGAATTAATGCCAATTATATAGGTGCTGATGTACTAGATATAGAAATTGAAGAAACAGATTTATTATTTATTGATACCTGGCATGTGTATGAACAATTAAAAGAAGAATTAAGATTACACGCTCCTAAAGTTAACAAGTATATAGCATTCCATGATATAGAAACTTTTGGAGCTGTAGGAGAGGGGTATCCTGACATGGATCCTAATCATCCTACTAGAGATAAACTAAGTAGTCAAGGTGGAATAAGGTTAGCAATTGATGAGTTTTTAGAGGCTAATAACAACTGGAAAATAGTTTACGAAACTAAAGATAATAACGGACTTATGATAATAGAAAAGGCAGGTGAAAATGCGTAAAAAAAGTGTTATTAGTTTAATTTCCTATGATGCCTCATATCTAGCGAATTCCATTCGCACCTATTATGAGTATGTGGATGAAATCATACTTGGCTTAGATCAAGATAGAATTTCTTGGAGCGGAAACAAATTTTCTTTTGATGAAGAAGCTCTCTGGAAAGAGCTTTCTCAAATAGATGGAGACGGCAAAATAGAAGTTGTAGAAGGCAATTTTCATCGTAGTGCAGTTCCAATTGAAAATGACAATCACGAACGTAATTACTTAAAAGAATATTGTTCTCACGACTGGATATTTAGTTTTGATGCTGATGAAGAGCTTGTGAACGCTCATGACTATTTTACACGTTATTGCCCTCTAGTAGAGTCTTATGATTTAGACCATATGTTTTACTGGATTCTACCTTATAAACGACTATCCAATGGTGAAATTTTAGTTATCACTAAAAATGATGGAAACTTACAAAATAATGAAGTTCAAGGTTTTGTAACTGACAAACGTAATACTTATAACTATTGCCGTTGGACAAATAATCAACGACGCATTCAATCTCCTCTAGCTATTTTACATTGGAGTTTTTGTCGTCCTCCTGAAGAGCTTGATTTAAAAGTAAACAATTTTGGACATAGTATTGAGTCTAAAAAAGACCCATTCTATGATATTCAAGCACGAGTAGATGAAAATAACTGGACACAGCTTAAAAATTTTAAAACTAGTAATATGGGGCCTCAATGGGAATCTCTTACTAAATTACGAGAAGACGAGCTGCTAAACTATTGTAAGAATCAAGTCAAACTAATGTATGGAGGATAATATGTTAATTGAGTATGTAGGTAAATTTTACGATAATCATTCACTATCTATTGTTAATAGGTATCTAGTTTTAGAACTTTCAAAGTATGCAAAAGTTGTAATATCACCTTTAGATAGTTATAAACCAGAAGCTAAACTTGATAAAAAAACTCTAGCAAGCTTAGAGGCTTTAAAGCCTACTTCAAATGATACTACACACCCAGACATTCAAATTAGACATACCTACCCTCCAATTTGGCGGTGGCCTGCATCTAATGAAACTAAGGTAGTATATATTCAACCGTGGGAATTTTCTAAAGTTCCCTTTGAATGGCAGTATAAGTTTGAAACTTTTGCTGATTCACTAATTACTTTTACTCGTTGGACTGCTGCAGTGTTTCATGAAGGTGGTATTAATCCTGAACGTCTTTTTGCACTTCCGATCGGTTATAACCCTGAAATCTTTTATATTGATCGTGCAGCTAAAAAACGTGATCGTTATACTTTCTTATTTGTAGGGTGTGATCAGTATAGAAAAGGTTTTGATATTTTACTTCAAGCCTGGGCTAACACATTCAAATCTACTGATAATGTAGAGCTTATTGTAAAAGATACTCCTCAAATATACGGTAAAACAAATCTTCAAAATCAATTAATAGAGCTTCAGTATAAGAATGATATAGGTAAAATTACTTATATTGACGATGCTTATACTGAACAAGAAATGGCAGATTTATATAGAAGTGTTCATGTATTAGTACATCCTTATCGTGGAGAAGGATTTGGTATGCCCATTCAAGAAGCAATTGCTTGTGGGACAATACCTCTTGTTACAGGTCGTGGTTGTACTGATGAATTTGTTGAAGATTACAAAATTAGATCTTCTCAAAAATTAGTAGATATTAATAATATATTTGCAGGTAAACCAGGAGATAGCTTTAATTTAATGGGATCTCATACATGGGTTATTGAACCAGATACCCAAGATTTAATGCAAAAAATGCGTATGCTCTATGATTCTCGTAAATCAGCTATTCCTAGAAATAATAAAATTAAAACATGGGAAACAGTTGGGAAACAATATTATGATGTACTAAAAGCAGTGCATGAGTATCCAACTATAAAAAGAGTACATGGAAATTGATTTAGGATTTGTATGTTTTATCTCAGAAGATAAAGCTATCAAAATTACTATAAATGAGTTTAGAGGTCAAGAATATGTTCACATACGTGAATATATGTGTGATGGAGATACTGGGCACTGGTTTCCTACTAAAAAAGGACTAGCGCTTAGACCAGACAGCGTAGACATGGCAGCTCACTTATTAAGTCAAGCAGGTGAAATACTTGCAAAAACATATTTAAAACGTACTGGAGTGTACGATAAACAGCTAGAGTTGTTTGAAGAAGGAGAAGAATAATGGCTGCAAAGTCTAATAAGGCTTGGAGTGATGAAGAAGAAGAAGTTCTTCTTGAACTATACGTAAACCAAGGACTAGATGTTTATGATGTCGCTGAACACTTTAAAAAAGGTCATAGAAGCGTAATTAGTAAACTAGTTCAAATGAAAGTTTACAGAAAACCAACAGACGATAAAGAAGATAAACGAAGTGTCAAAACAATGATTCGAGATATAGAGGAAATGTTAGAAATAGAAATTGATGGTCTAAACCTAACAAAAAAATCAAATTTAGAGTTGCTTGTTGATGCTTTAAAAGCTAAAATACAAGAATAAGAAAGATAACATATTTTAGAGTCTGAGCACAGAATATAAATTAAAGAGTCAATGCTTAACTTAATTACATTTTGTTCTTGCTCATACTTAAAAGATTTGATAATATCATCTTACGAAACGAAAAGTTTCGATTTCAACACTTAAACATAACATTTTGTTCAGAGGGGATAAAAATGGCAAAATTTGAATACACAGAAGACATGGTTGCTCGTATGGAGCAAGTATGCGCAGGCGGCATTAACGAAGATATCATCGTTTCTCTTTGCGAAGAGTTCGACTTTCCTCGCCGTTCTGTAACTGCAAAGCTTCGCAAGCTTGGTTACGACGTACCAACGAAGCCTAAAGCAGCTCCTGCTTTTGACGAAGCAGAAACTAATGCCCTAGTCAGCTTCTTGGAAGCTAACAGTGGCGTTCACACTGCAGAAGAAATCGCTGCTCACTTTACCAACGCATGGGGTCGTGAAGTTAATTCTCGCCAAGTAAATGGTAAAGCACTTTCTCTAGAAATGACTGGTCACATTAAGCCTGCTGAGAAGAAAGTTGCACCTCGCACTTATTCTGAAGCAGAAGAAGCTCAGATTGCTGAGATGGCTGAAGGTGGCGCATTCCTTGAGGATATCGCAGAAGCTCTAGGTAAGAGTGTTAACTCTGTCCGCGGTAAGCTTCTTTCTATGCAGATTAAAGCTCCTCAGCGTGATAAG